GGACTGCAGCAACAGACAACCAGGCAGGTTCATTCTTTATTGATACATCAGGTCAGATTATGGCAGGTAAGACTGTTGGAGATAGAATCCTAATCTGGACATCAACAGACTTACATGCAATTGACTGGGTGGGACCACCTTATGTGTATGGGAGAAAGAAGATTGGTGATGCATGTGGAGCAATCTCAAACAGGAGCATGGTTTCAGTTGGTGACCAGGCTTTCTGGATGAGTCCTGGGGGATTCTTCCAGTATCAGGGTACTGTCCAGCCACTTGAATGCTCTGTTTCAGATCATGTGTTTGGTTCTATGAACAGGGTGCAGGATTCCAAAATATATGCATCAGTCAATCAGGAGTTTTTTGAAGTAACCTGGTGGTATGCATCTGCAGATTCTGAGGAGATATTAAAGTATGCAACATATAATTATAAAGAAGGATGGTGGAGTATTGGAGAGCTCTGCAGAACTGCCTGGGTTGATTCAGGTGTGTTTGATGATCCAATTGCAATTGCAGATGATAATAAAATATATGCACATGAACAGAAAGCATCATCCTCTGCCAGGACAACTTCCCAGATTGCCCAGACAAATGCAGAGGTATCAGACTATGACAGAAATTTAGTTACAGGTACAGACTCCACTTCAGATGTAGGATTGTGTTTTGCAGAATCAGGTTTTATGGAGGTTGGAGATGCAGGAGATAATGTTGCACATATCACTCAACTGATTACTGACTCTACTCAGGGGACTAATGGACTAAGGATGAAGTTTAAAACATCTATGACTCCAACTGATACTGAATCAACCTCATCCAATTATGAAGTTGCAGAGGATGGATATACTGATGTAAGGGAAACAGGAAGAGGATTTAAGTTCAGGGTAGAATCCGGGTGGGATCAGAATTGGTCCCTGGGTCAAATTAGGGCAGACATATCAACAGGAGGCAGGAGATGAGATTACCACCTGTTACTAATGAATATAAACCTGCAGTACAAACTGAACTTCAGGTACAACTTGAACATGCAGATGATCAGAATATTAAACTTGATAAAGATAACTTTTTGGAAACTGGAAGTATATGTTTAAAAAATTCAGATGGTGAATGGTATAAACTTGGAGTTAATACATCAGACCAACTGACAGTAACTAAATTAACAGGAACACGATTGGATTCTGCAGGAAGACCAGTAATTGCTTCCACAAATCCATATGTATAATAAGGAGGAATAATGATACAAGGGATGGTTAATAAACTTTTTGATAAACCTGAAGTCTCACAAACCACTACTGGTGGGACTACATCTGGAGCAATGCCTCATATGGAGGGAGCACAACAGATGTGGCAAAATTATATTGATCAAGGGCCAACTGCATATGGTGGCCCAATAGTGGGTGCACATGCTCCAACTGCTGCAATGAATCAGTACACTGGTAGTCTTGGTGCAATGCAGAATCAGTATGGTGGACAGGGTGGTATATATGACCAGGCAACAAAAAGATATGGGGAGTTGGCAGGTTTTGATCCTGGTAAAATGCAAGCAGGTTCATTTTTACAGGGGCCTGCAATGGCCCAATACCTGGATAGAATGGGTTATGATCCTAATGAACAAATGGCATTGGCAGAGAAACGAGCAACCAAGTTGGGTAACCTGGCAAATATAAAAAATACTGCAAGTGCTCTTTCAGTTGGAGCAAGTGGTCCTGCTTCAGGCAGAGAAAAAGCAATAGCAACTTCAATGGGTGCAAATATAGGATTAGGTCTGGAAAAGGAACTTGCTGATAGAGATAGAATGGCTCGAATGAATGCAACCCAGGCAATGCAAACTGATGTTAACAGGTTGACTGATGCAAATAAATTTAATATTGGAAACAAATACAGGACTGCAGGACTGCAGGGTGATATGTTGCAACGCTACCAGGATATTTCTCCAAGAATGAATCTTGCCAGCAGGTTTGGAGATCAGGGTAGGTACCAGGATCAATTACAAATGATGGGAGATCAACAACGCTATGGAGATTTTGTAAGACAACAGGATTTCATGCCTCAAGCATTATCAGGATATACAAACTTTCTTGGTAATCCAGGTTGGGGATCATCATCAACTTCTACCCAGACAGGTGAAGGTCAATCAATGTTTGATAAGATGCTTGGAGTTGGAATGGCAGGTGCCGGAATTTATGGTATGGGTGGAGGCTTTAAAGGAATGTTTTGATAAGGAGATAATATGTATGGATTATTAAACGATAATTATTTGGACCGAGAAGTTCAAGCAAAAAGGATTGCAGAGCAACGGAAAAGAGCTCTAATGGAAGGTATGTTGCAAGCCAGTAAACTTAGTGGTAGACCTCCTAGAGATTTATCAGAACAAGAGATGCAGGTGTTGTTAAATCCTCCCCTTTTACCTTCACTTCAAGAAAGTATTGAATCTGCTTCTGAAGATCCATATACAAGTCATATCCCAAGTCAACATGATATGTGGAAATCTCAGGCTTATAATATGTCTCCCAATTATCTTGCTCAAGATAGTGAGTCTGTAGAATTACCTTCTCATCATGCAATGTATGGTGGTGCATTTGAAGGTCCAGAAACTGCAAACATGCAACCTTCTCCTTATGAATTATCATTGTTAGCAGAACCGAAAGCACCAGAACCTAGTTTTCTACATGAAAGAGGTTATGTCCCTTTTTCTGGTGAGTCAATTCCAGGTCCTGAAGTAACACCTCTACAACAAAGGAGAATGAATGCACAAATGGTCCCTGGGTTTTATGAGTCTTTTGGTGGTGGTCATCCAGATGAAACTCCATATACTGGGTATAAAAGGACTCCAGAGCAAGTACATGGGTATGATCAATTTTCAAGACAAAAAGGATTATTAGATAGTGAGACACCAGAAGGTGTGACAAAACCTAAAAAAATTATAAGTAAAAGTAAAGGTGTAGGTTGGGAATCTGATCCAGTTTTTGATGATGATAATCAAAATGAATATAGGCAAAACCAAATGTGGGGTGAATTAATTAGAGCTGGAGCTGATATTTATGGAGGAAGGAGAAGGAGATAATATGTCGCTATTAGGATATCCAGATTGGGCAGTAGATGAACAGGGTGAGGAAAGACCCTGGGTAACAGGACCTTCTCCAATATCTCAAGCACTTACAGCAGCAGGTCTTGGTTTATTATCAAGAGGTAGCAAAGTTGATCCCTGGATTGGGGGAGGTATTGACCTTTCAGGAATTGGAGAAGCAGGATTACTGGGGCTTGATCAGTATGGTAAAGCAACTCAAAATCTGCATGGTGCCAGGAAGGATTTCTATGATGCAAGATCTGATAGAGAAAGTCAGATAAGAGAAAACAGGAAACTGCAATTAGAAGAGGAAGAGAGAAACAGGTTACTTAATATAAATAAATCTATGGTTACCGGGTTGCCTAACCTTCTCAAACAACTTGAAAGTACAAATATTCCAGGGATACAAAACAGGATCCCAGTTCTAAGAGCTCAAGCAGAAGGTGGTGATATAAAAGGTGCATATCAGGCTGCAACAAACTTGACTTCTCAGCTTGCAAAAGTAACTAAAGGAAAACCAGAAACAATTAAGCTGGATAATGGTCAGAATGTAATGGTTCAGAAAGATTCTGCAGGAGGATTTACAATAGTTCCCGGTCAGTCCTTTTCAGAATCTTCTCCATTTGGTTCAGGTATGAAATCAAAAGCATATGGAATTATGTTGAAAGCATTAAAAGGTGTTCCGGGATTTGAGAGTGACAGTATGAAAGTTCAGGTTGCTTATGAGTCTTTACAGGAACCAAAATATGTAACAGAATTTGATCCTGAAGCTGGTAAATATCTGGAAGTAGAAAGAGATCCTTATATTCCCCCATCATTTAAAGCATTTATGGAGGGAGAGATTGATCCTTCAACTTCAGGTACTAAACCACCTACTAAACAGCTTCTTAAAAAGATTGCAGCAATACCTCAGGGAGAAAGAGCATCTGCAGGTTATGCCAACAGGATGCAAAAGGCAATGTATACAATGGATGAACTTATGACAAAGGGATATAGACCAAGCAGGACAACATTGCAGTTTGTAATAATGGGTGCACCTCAAACATATAAAGGGAGACTTGAGAAAGAAGCATACAGAAAAGCCATGTCTCCAGATGACAGGATATTTGCCAGGGCAGTACAGGATTTCCTGAGAGCAAAACTGAGAAAAGAATCTGGTGCAGTAATTGGAGTTGAGGAAGCTGCAGAAG